TAGGTCAGTCGTACCATCTGTTTCCAAATGAAAGCGGATAGTAGCCAACCAATCACTAGGTATGCCCGTAAACTGGCTATCCACAGTTGTTTCTGCGCGTGTCTCCATGCGCCAGTGCCGTATCTCATTGTTGATAGACGATTCAGCCAACGATATAAAATCAGGAATAGTAGCCGTCAGATCATCACGATTTAAGAAATTAGCGATTGATGCTTTTAGTTCTGAATATGTTGAGATAGCCATTAGATTAAATCCAAAATAGACTGCTGGTTATATATGCCTGATCTTGGCGATTGACCTAAATCGTAGAGCGAACTTAAAAGACCTTTAATCATTTGCGGTGTTGCAAACTCAGAATCACCCGTATTTTCATTAGTCCTAAACGGCAAAACGTCTGCACGAACATATCCCGTATCATCTGAAAAGAAATCATCAAATTCTTGTCGGTTGGTCAGATATGCTCTTTCTTGTGCCGTTAAATAAGCATCTGTGTTGCCCTGCATATATGAGGATAAGTTAGATGGTTGGCCCGTCATATTAGCCAATAAGCCTGCGGATGTTGTTGCTACTGGGTTGGAGGCTGATAGATTTTTCAGATTACTAAATTGTGGGTCAAACCTAGCAAACTTTGATCGCACATTTTCAGGGTTAAAGGCCATTTTATTGCCAGTGTAACTATCTTCCGTAGACGCATAACCAGCTTTTTTAAGACGGCTGTTAAGTGAAGATTTAAGCTCATTTATCCATTCTGATGTTCTTTGATTGCCATGCTTTTTAGTCGCCTGCCTACTTGCTGAATCATATAATTGCTCACTTATATCACGACCATCTTCTGCGCCTTTTATTTTTGAATATGTCTTATTAGGTTTAAGTCCAAATCTTTTTAAAACCGCAGTACCTTCATCAGAAAACGGGTCTAACCTTTGAATGGATTCGTCAAAAGACTCACCTGTAAAACGCAAAGGCATTGTATTAGTTCCTTCAACAAATAAACCATCTTTTTTATTAATAAGATCGCCTAAACCCCTTGGAACGTCCATTCCTGATTCTGGAGATGAAGAAGCATAAACACCTTTTCCCTGCATACCAGACCTTGACGGATTTGCAAAAGCGTTAAAGCCTTTATCTGTCATGTGGTACATATCAGTAGACGCGCCTGCTGCATTGGCTCTTGATAGCCTGCTTGCTTCGTCCATAGGCAAAGGCGTGTTATTAAACATATACTGTGGGTCAGCAGCGTCCATCATTTCATCGGTGACTTCGCTTGCCCTACCTTGTGCGCGTAGATTAAGAATCTCTTTAGCAATTCTAACGCTGGTATTAACAACCCCAGCCTCACTATCATCACTAGCACTTATAGCTAGTAAACCGCCTAATCCTGCTGCTGCTGTTGCTACTGGGTTAGAAAACATTTCAGATTTAAATTTGTTTCTAGCCGCAATTTTACTTGCTTCGTCTGTGTATTCTTCTGCGCGAATACCATAGCGTTTTAGCAATCCCCTAGTCTGTTTGTCCGTTGACTTAGGAATTATTGCGCCTGCAAACTCGTTAAAATCAACAACTCGTTTAGGTTTTGATTCAAAGTATTCTGTAGGGCCGCTACGCAGCATATCTTTATATTCGTTTAACTCTTGTACAAGTTCTTTACTAGGGTTAAATCCTATTTCATCTGCTGCTGCCTTAACGCCTTTAGTTTCGCTTAATTTAACAAAATCATTAAATTCATTTCGATACATAATGCCGTCAGCATTATATTTGTAGCTTGATTTAAAAGCGTCTTGTAAATCGTAAAGCAAAGAATCTGTGGTTACTTTAAACTCTGCCATATCATCAGCAGAAACAAGATTGCTTTTCATGTCCCTCATGCCTTGAAGGTTTTTGAATTGTTCTGTCGTTGACGCTCTAAGTGAGCCAGTGGAACCAGTAGACATACCACCTTCTCCACCTCTGCCAGCAGACCTCTTCATAAACTTTGTTACTTCATCAGCACTGTATGGCTTTAATACTGATTTTCTTCTGCCTGATGGTGAATCTTTGCTGCCTGCAACAAACCATTGATCGGGAATTAGAAACTCGTCTATTTTATCAATAACCCATTCTTGATGCGTTCCACTGCTTTTCGCTTTATCTATTTGAGTTTGCTCCCAGCGCCTTTTATCAAGGTCACTTCCACCACCGATATGCTTAATTCCTTTTTCGTCTAAAAATAAAGGTGATGCTCTGTCTTCAAAAAACCTAATTACGTTATCATAACCATCTACTCTAGCATCTGCCTTTGATTCTAAATCCCAAAGGTTACTCCTAATTTCATCTGAATAAACGCCAAGTTCTTTTAATTTAGAACCATACTTAGCATCAAATGCTTTGCCAGCACCTTTTTTAGCAATTTTTAAAGGTCTAGGCGCTCTTACAGTATAAGCGTCAGCACTAAATGCTTGGTTAAGTTTGGAAGATTTAGGGTCAAAGTTATCAGGCTTGCCAACAAGAGTAATGTCACCAAACCCCTCAAATGGTATATCTTTTTGAGTCACAGCTATAGACGGCATTGGAAAGCCACCCATAGATTCTTGTCGAGCAAGTTTGTTTGCATTAGTGTTATGCAAAAACATTAAATCTCTGGCTCGATCAACAGCCTCGTCTAAAAGACCAACGCCAACTTTTACAGGTGTGCTTAATAAACCCATTACTTAGCCATTCGCTTTTTAACTGCTGCCGACAAGTCTTTCTTGTGAAACAGGTCTTTACTGGTGCTAGTGTGCCTAGAACCTGTCATTGCCATACCATTGGTCTTGTGAGTCGCACCTGTATACTCAGTACCGTTTTTTAGGTAATGTTTGACACCCTTAGCCATTGCTAATACCCCGTTTTTACGGGCTTTTTCTTAGGCTTCTTTGCTGGCTTTTTCTTAGGCTTACTGGTCATCATGGTGCACCTCCAAAATTGTTAGCGTATTAAACCATATTATGCTAGCCCTTTAACATTGCGTTTTAACGCTCCTTTGTGTTTTTTCTTAGAACGCCCAAGATCACCCGCTGCAAAGGCTTGTGCTAGCTGTCGTAATGCGTCAGCAGCTTCACTGTGTCCCTCAGACTTATCTGGGATGTGTGACCAGCGTTGCTCACTATTTGACCACTTACGCCTGTATGCTTTGAGGTGATCTAGCCCCTTAGCGCACTTGTCCTCGTCAATGTACAAGTACGGGAATACGTCACTGGTTTGTTGGATGCCCCATAGAATGTCCTGAATGCGTGGCACTATTCGCCAGTTAGAGCTAGGCATTAGTTCCTTTAGCATCTGCTTAGGTGACTTGTTATTAGTCTGTCCTTGGCGCTTATGGTCAGCATCATGCGGTAGATACATATCTTCAAAAACTAGATCCAAGCCTTTTAGCCACTTAACGGCATGACTGTACGGCTCACTCCATGCTTCATAGAAGTCTATTAGCCTGAATTCCAGCCCGATCTGCTGACATACCCACACCGCACAGCCATCGCTTGCCCCAATATCAAAAAAAGCCATGCAGGGATGTGATTCAACTACGGGTATCCTGCCTATACGCCCATCAGCTTGAGCCTTGTTAATCTCTCGTAGCCAGAAAGCCCCTTCTGGAAACTCTAAGAAGTCTCCGTTCCATACATGCCCATAAGTGTCTGGGCGTTGCTCTAGGTCTTCTAGGCGCTGTTCAGTTAGCACTTTCGGCATCCACGGGTTATCTTGCCAATTGATTGCGGTAATCTTGCAGCTTTCGGGTGTGTTTAATCTGAATCGTTTGTGCGTGGCTGATTCTTTAGATTGCGGGTTCCATATTACCCAACACTCTGAATTCTCTTCACGTATCGATGGCAGTAGCTTCATGTAAGCCTCTTCGCTCACTGTCTCAGCTTCGTCAATGAATGCCAATATGATACGGGCCTTAGATTTAATGCTGTCGATGTTGCGCGTTAAGCCTGCAAAGCTGTAGTTGATTCGACCATCCTTGCTGCGTATGTAATGGTCGCCACAGTCGTAGTAGTCGTTAAGGAATGGTACGGCTTGGATGGCGCTCTTAATCTCTGCGAATGAACTCTCGCTAAGGCTGTTCATATACTGGCGTAGGCATAGTATCTGGCCTGATCTTCCACTCTTACCGAACTTATAACCCCATACAGCAGTCATCATGCCAAAGGCTCTTGATTTGGCCCCGCCTCTACCGCCATAGGCTGCTCGGTATCTTGCCTCACCTTCAAAGATTGGAACCAACTTAGGCGGCAACTCAATATCAATTTCTGTCATTAAAGATTCTCAAACTCTTTAGCAACTAGATTAATCGTTGTTGGTGGAGTCATAGAGCCATCACTAGAGGTTTGATCCAGATCG